GGGAGCAATGAGCGACAGGATCATGCTGGCCGATGGGTTTGAGGATGCGTTCATCGGGATCGGAACGCAGTTCAACCGTCACTTCGCGATCTACGACCGACAGAAGTGCATTGAGATCCTGATGGATCGAGACGGCATGCACGAGGAGGAGGCGGAGGAGTACTTCGAGTTCAACGTCACCGGTGCATGGGTGGGCCATGGCACCCCGGTGTTCGTCCGCAGGCTGTGCATCGAGGATGCGCACGAGGCGATCGACGAACTCCAGGAATGAGGTTTCCCCACGTCCATCTCGTTCCGAAGGACGTTGTGAGGAACCTGGCGTTCCGGCAGGAGTTGATCGCGTTCGCCAACAAGGGTCCGAGGGAGAAGGCGACCCTGGTCGGGATGTGCGCGGAGGACTGCCTGTTCTACGTCAATGCGTTCTGCTGGACGTATGACCCGAGGCTTTCGAGTCCCACGGTTCCGTTCATCACCTATCCGTTCCAGGACGACGCGATCCAGAAGGTGCATGAGTCGATCGAGGGCGGCGAGGACTTGCTCTTCGCCAAGAGCAGGGACATGGGTGCGTCGTGGCTGATCCTCACCGCGTTCGAGCATCGGTGGAGGTTCATGCACGGGCAGTCGTTCCTTGTCGTCAGCCGCAACGAGGACTACGTTGACAAGGCAGGCAACCCGAAGAGCCTGTTCTGGAAGTTCGACTTCCTGCACAAGAACATGCCTGGCTGGCTCCTGCCGAACATGACGCGCACCAGGCTGCGCATGTCAAACGACGACAACGGTTCGAGCATCGACGGCGAATCGACGACCGGCGACGTGGCGCGTGGCGACCGTCGCACCGCGATCATGCTCGACGAGTTCGCCGCGTTCGAGGCGACGGACGGGTACAGGGCGTTGAGCGCGACCCGCGACGCGACCAAGTGCCGCATCTTCAACTCGACCCCGAACGGGAACTCCAATGCGTTCCATGACCTGGCGCAGAAGCCGGACATGAAGCAGGTGCGCATGCACTGGTCCCAGCACCCGGTGAAGGCTGTCGGGATGTACACGTCCACGGACGGGAAGGTCCGCAGCCCGTGGTACGACAAGGAGTGCAGGCGATGCGCCAACGCGACCGAGATTGCGCAGGAACTGGATATCGACTTCGCAGGAAGCGACTACCTGTTCTTCGACGCTCCGATGATCGACCGGTTGATCGCTTCCGCGCAACCGGCATTGATGCGGGGCGACCTGTCCTTCGATCCCCAGAGCCTGGAGCCGATGGACTTCGTGGAGGGCGGCAATGGCAGGCTCAAACTGTGGATCAAGCCATCTCTTGGCATGAAGTTGCCTGACGACCGCAACTACGCCATGGGGATCGACATCGCCACCGGAACCGGGTCCAGCAACAGCGCCATCTCGATCGGCGACTGCATGACCGGGGAGAAGGTGGCCGAGTACGTCAACCCGAAGATCCGCCCCGACGAACTCGGGAGGCTGGCCGTCGCGCTCGGGCGATGGTTCCGGGGCATGGGCAAGGAGGCGTACATGGTTTGGGAGGCCGCCGGACCAGGCAGGAACTTTGGCGATGTCGTGATGAAGTCCGGATACCGGAACGTCTACATGCGAAAGAACGAGTTGGCGATCAATGCCAAGGCCGGTTCGATCCCAGGATGGTGGCCGACCAAGGACGAGAAACGGTCCCTGTACGGGGAGTACCGGCGGGCATTGAACGAAGGCGAGTTCATCAACCGGTCCGCCGATGCGCTTCGGGAGTGCAAGGAGATCGTCTACACGGACAGCGGTTGGGTCGTCCACGGCAGGAGCATGGCGACCCCGGACCCGTCCGGAGCCAGGGAGAACCATGGCGACCGGCCGACGGCCGACGCCCTGTGCTGGAAGGGCATGCGAGGCAAGGCAGGCAATAAAGTCGCCGACATCGGCATGCAGGTTGGTACTCTGGCGTGGCGGAGGTTGCAGGCCCAGCAACGCAAACTCAAGAGAGCGGAGTGGTGACCATGAAGAAGCGCGGTCTGTACGACAACATCAACGCACGCAAGAAGGCCGGCACCAGCCGGTCGAAGTCCAAGTCAACCATTGACCCCAAGGTCTACGCCAAGATGAAGCGTGGGTGGAAGTGATGGCAAGGAAGAAGCGTGACTTGACGCTCGACGAGAAGAAGGCATCGCGCCTCCTTGAGGCCGTGCAGTTCTCGCGTGACCGCATGCAGCCCTTCCGCGAACAGCGGCTTGCGGCCGTGCGCGCGTACGTCGGCAGCAACTACGGAGAGATGGGCGCACAGGAGAAGGTGCCGCTCAACCTCATGCAGATGGCGGTGAACATCTACCGCCGCCAGGTCGCGGCTCGCGCACCGCAGGCAATCATCGTCCCTCGCGACCAGAGGCTCGTCCCGGTCGCTGCGGACTTCGAGTTGGCGCTCAACTGGCTGATCAAGGAGATCAACCTCGAAGAGTCCATCTCGCGCTGGGTCATCGACGCCATGTTCTCCATCGGCGTGATGAAGGTCGGCATCTCTCCCGGCAACCAGGCCGAGATCGAGGGATACGTCCATGACGCCGGCTTGCCATTCGCGGATGTCGTTGACTTCGACGACTTCGTGTTCGACATGAACGCCAAGCGTTGGGATCTCTGCCAGTACGTCGGAAACAGGTACACGCTGCCATATGAGGCGGCGATGGACCTGAAGATCTTCGGCAACGAGCAACTCACCCCGTCGCAGATCACCGACTACAACGACGGCGGCGACGAGAAGGTGTCCATCCTCCAGACGGGCGGTTCATGGAATCCCGAGCGCGGGTACATGGATCTCGTCGAACTGTGGGATCTGTGGCTCCCGTACGACAACCTGCTCGTCACCGTGCAGGTCGTGGACAACAGCGGAATCAATGGCGGCAAGGTGATCCGTGTCGTCGATTGGGACGGACCGGAGTACGGCCCGTACCACGTCCTTTCGTTCGGCGATGTGCCGGGCAACATCATGCCGCTGCCGCCGGCGCAGGCCATGCTCGATCTGCACGAGGCGTCCAACCGCGTCTTCCGCAAGATCGTGCGTCAGGCCGATCGGCAGAAGACGGTGACGATCGTCGCGAACGGTGCGGAGGAAGATGGCCGTCGCGTGTTGCAGGCGAACGACGGCGACATGATCCGCGCCGACAATCCGCAGGCAACGAAGGAAGCGCGGTACGGCGGGCCGGACTCGGCGAGCATTGCATTCCTCCTCCAACTGAAGGATCTCTTTGTCTATCTTGGCGGCAATCTTGACGCTCTGGGCGGTCTTGGCCGCCAGGCGAACACGGTCGGCCAGGAGAGCCTCATCCAGCGTTCGGCGAACATGCTGATTGCCGACATGCAGGACCGCACCACGACTGCGGTGAAGAAGGTCGTTGAGAGTCTTGCCGATTACCTCTGGAACGACCCGGTGTCGATTCCGAAGGTGATCAAGACCGTCGCCGGCACCGACTTCAGCATCCCGGTCGAGTTCACGCAGGACATGCGCGAGGGCGACCTCCTCGATTACATGATCGAGATTGCCCCGTACTCCATGCAGAGCCGGACTCCGACCGAGCGGCTCCAGACGATCAGCCAGATGATGACGAACTTCGTGATTCCCATGGCGCCGCAACTCCAGCAGCGTGGCATCGGGGTCAACATGGACGAGTTCATGCAGATCATGGCGAAGTACTCCAACCTGCCCGAGATGCAGCGCATCCTTGAGCGCATCCCGCAGCAGGAGATGCAGATGATGCAGCAGGCCGGCGGAGGAGGCGAACGTCCGCTCCAGTCGCCGGTCACCAGCCGGACCACTGTCCGCGAGAACATCTCCGGTGCGACGCGGCAAGGCGCCGACCAGGAGGCGATGCGTAACCTCCTTGCCATGGCAAACCAGGGACAGCAGCAGTAATGCCGACCTATGTCTACAAGCACCCCGAGAACGGGGAGCGAATCGAACTCGTGATGCCGGTTTCCGAGATGTGCGCCCGAGAAACGGAAGGGCGCATCTGGGAAGGCGGCGAGTGGTACATCCGGGATCTTGAGGCCGAACATGGCGCGCCCATCGGCGGCTGCGCATCCTGGCCCATGCGGTCCGATGCTGCGGGGGTTCACCCTACGCAGGCAGGCGAGGCATACCAGCACTCCGTGAGTCTCGGAGTGCCGACCACGTTTGACCAGCGGACTGGGCAAGCGATTTTTACGGACCGGACCCACCGCAAGCGGTATCTTGCGGCCCGTGGGTTCATTGACAGGAATGCCGGTTATGGCGACTGAAGAGAACGACGAGTTCATCCCCGCACCGAGCGACGCTCCGAGCGACGCCTTCCCCACGCGAGAGCAACTCGCGGACACGAAGCGTCCCGATCCGCTTGATTTCGACGAGCCGGACATGTCCGACTTCGATCTCGTCGTTCCCGTTGCCAAGAAGAAGGAAGACGAACGCGACCCTGGAGACGAGGATGACTCGAAGCAGGAAGTCGATGATTCCGATGCCGGCGTCGTGCAGGAACTCGCCGCGAAGGCGAAGTCCCTTGGAATGAGCGACGAAGAGGTGTCCAGCATCAAGGACACCGGCGCACTCCGCAGCGTGATCGCTGCGCTCCAGCGGCAGGCCGCTGTCGAGACGAGTGACGACACCGAACAATCCAGGCGCAAGCCTGATGCGGGCGCAAGCCCAAGTTCCGAGTACGAGGCGCTTGCTGCGCTTGATCCCGACGATGCACTCGATCCGTCGGCCATCAAGGCAATCAAGGCGCTGAAGGCCGAACTCGACAAGATCCGTGCAAGATCTGTCGAACCGGCCCCCTCGGTGCGTCCTGACGAGGCCGACTACATGATTGCGAAACTCGGAGCGGACTTTGCCGACGTGTTCGGCGAAGGCCCGGCGGGGTCGCTCTCTCCGAAGTCGGAGCAGTACAAGGCGCGCACCACGGTCGTGCAGGAAATGCAGCGCATTCGCGAGACGGCGAGGACCGCGCGCAAGCGGATCCCCGACGTGAGCGAGGCGTTCGATCAGGCCGTCCGAAGCGTTTTCGGCGGCAAAGTCAAGCAGGTTGAGCAGCGTGCGCTCACGTCGAAGGTCAAGCATCGCGAATCGCAGTTGATCGCGCGTCCGGCAAACAACGGGAAGCGTCCCGTGTCCGGCCGCGAGAAGGCGATTGCGAGCGTGGCGGCTTTGATGCGTGATCGCATGACTGGCTCGTAACTCACAGGAGAACAGTCATGGCCTTTCTTCAGGCAGATGACATTGCAGACCTGATCAAGACCACCCAGCGTGATCTTGGTCGCATGAAGTGGACTGACATTTCCTACTCCCTCCAGGAGTACGTCGCCCTCCCGATGCTGCTTCAGCGCGAGAAGGTTTCGTTCCAGTCCGGCTACGGCATCCAGTGGAACGTCGCCACCGCCACCAGCGGCGCGGCGAAGGACACCGAACTGTACGCGACCGACTCGGTCAACGTGTCGGACGTGATGCAGACGGCGAACATCCCGTGGCGCCATGTCACCACCAACTACGCCATTGAGCGTCGTGAAGTGGCGATGAACCGCGCTCCGGCCGAGATCGTCGATCTCGTTCGCATTCGTCGCAACGACGCGATGATCGACCTCGCGAAGCACATGGAGGAGCGGTTCTGGACCAAGCCGGCAACCTCCACCGACAACCAGCGCATGTACGGCATTCCGTACTGGATCGTGTATCCGGGTACGGTGTCCGTTTCAAGCGGTGCGTTCGAGGGATCGAACCCGTCTGGCTTCTCCGCTGGCGCAGGAAACCTTGATTCCTCGACGTACTCGGCGTGGCGTAACTGGGCCGCGACGTACACGGCGATCACGTCCACGGACCTGATCCGCAAGTGGCGCCGCGCCGCGACGTTCACCAACTTCAAGGCGCCGGTTCCGTCGCCTTCGTACAACACGGGCAACAACTACGGGTACTACACGAACTACAACGTGATCGGCCCGCTTGAAGAGGCTCTTGAGGCGCAGAACGACAACCTCGGAAACGACATCGCTTCCAAGGATGGTCGCCTCCTGTTCCGTCAGGTGCCCGTGACCTGGGTTCCCTACCTTGAGGCCAACACCGCCAACCCGGTGTACGGCATCAACTGGGGCGTCCTCAAGCCCGCGTTCCTTGCCGGCGAGTACATGCGCGAGGAAGGCCCGACCCCGGCGTCTTCGCAGCACACGGTCTTCGTCACCCACGTTGATACCACCCTCAACCTGATGTGTACGAACCGTCGCATGAACTTCGTCCTTGGCACTGGTGCCACGGCCTTCTGATCATTCCGCTGCATAGAAAGGACAAACCACCATGCAGATCCTCACTACTCGCCTCGCAGGTGCCCTGAACAGCGCGCCGATTGCGAACGCCATCTTCGACCCGAAGTCGGCTGTTACGCGGTTCGACGAGTTCTTCACTCAGGCTGCCAGCGCGGACACCAACTTCTACAACATCACCATCGGAGCCTCCACGACTGTCACGCACTCGACCACCGTGTCAACCGGCGTGTGGAACCTCCTGAGTACGTCGAGCGCAGACGTTCAGGTGAACTCGTGGACACCGGTCGTCACGCTGTCTGCTTCGCGCACGTTCTTCTTCGAGGCAAGCGTCGCTGTTAGCACGATTGCCTCGTCGGGATCGGCGTTCATTGGTTTCGGTGACGTTGCTGGAAGTAGCACCACTGCCGCCACGGTCGTCACGACCGCTGGCGTGATGGACGGCACCAACAACGGCCTCGGATTCACCATCACCGCAGCCGCCATCAGTGGCGTCTGCGGAAAGGGTGCAACCATCGGCACCCCAGTAACGGTTGGCACTGCCGTCGCGGATACCTACTACCGCCTCGGACTTCGTGTCGATGGCCTCAACAGCGTGACCTATTACCTCAACGGAATTGAGGTTGGCAAGATCACGAATACGAACGCCATCCCGACGGCGGCTTTGTATCAGGACTTTGCGATTAAGGCAGCGACCGCTGCCAAGACGCTTCGTCTTGACAACTACGTCTTTGCCTACGACCGCTGAGTCTTCTCCTCCCATGCCGCGCCATGGGGCGGGGCCGCACGACGGACCCCGCCCCATGGTTGGGGACTCGACATGACAATTGAAAACAGCAACGTGGTTGTTCGGCTGTCGATCAAGGATTGGGTGCCCATCATCGGAATCGCCCTCACAGTCCTGACAATCATCATTGGTTCGTTCATCCACCATGACCGGCTCCTGACCCAACTGATCATCCAGCAGGAATCGACCGGCAAGCGCCTCGACAAGATCGAGACGAAACTTGAGAACACTCGCGGCAACTAGCCTCGTCCTGCTCCTGCCGGCATGCTCTGCAACGCAAGACATCTCCGACAGGACGAACGACATCAGGGCCGAGGCGCGGCTCCTGGTGGATCATGGCCGCAAGACCGGGGACCAGGCCGTCGTCATCCATGCAGAACGGATCGACGTATTGGCCGCGCGCATCCACGAAAGGCTCCCGGATGTCGAGGATCAAGTCCCGGCATGGCTTTCGACTGTTGGATGGATCGCAATTGCGGTTGTGTCGGTCGCCGCCGCCGTCATCATCTGGCAGACAGGGATCGGAACCGCAATCAGGGTTGCGGTTGGATGGCTTCCACGCAAGAAGGTCAAGGACGCGGAACTGGCTGCCGGTATGCTGGATCCTGCAAATCCCGAGGATGCTCGCGAGTATGTTGCCGCGCGGCGCGCATCCGATCCGGAGTTCGACGCAGCGTGGCGACGATTGAAGAAAGGACAGCGGCATGCATCTGATTCTGGCTGATGGGTTCGCATCGTTCCTGGGGAACATTTGGTTCGCCCTCCTGACCGCCGCCATTGGATTTGGCGCCGGCGTTTACCTTTCCAAGAAGGGGAAGATCTAATGGCAAAGAAGAAGAAGATGATGAAGGAGTCCTACAAGTCTCCGATGGCAAAGAAAATGCACGAGAAGCGTGAGTCGCCGATGATGAAGGCTCGCGAGCGCAAGATGGGGCGCTCTTCCTAATGCCGTTCAAGAGCAAGGCGCAGCAGGGCTTCATGTTTGCCAACATGCCCAAGACTGCCAAGAAGTGGGCTAAGGAGACGCCCAACATGAAGAGTCTCCCGAAGAAGGTTGCCTCCAAGAAGGCCAAGAGAAAGGGCTGATATGCCGAAGGTCGGAAAGAAGTCGTTCCCCTACACCAAGCAGGGCAAGATGGAAGCCAAGGCGTATTCCATGAAGATGGGTAAGCCGATGGCAAAGAAGGGCAAGAAGAAGTGAAGCGCAAGGGCAAGAAGAAGGGCAAGTGCGCCTGTGGCTAAATCCCCGGCGTGGCAGCGCAAAGAAGGAAAGAACCCGGCTGGCGGCTTGAATGCTGCTGGTCGGGCTTCCTACAACCACGCAACAGGCGGGAATCTGAAGCCGCCCGCCCCAAATCCGAAGACCGACAAGGATGCGTCCCGCAGAAAGAGTTTCTGCGCCCGGATGCAGGGCATGAAACGTAAACTGACCAGCGCCAAGACGGCCAACGACCCGAACTCACGAATCAATAAATCGCTGCGCGCATGGAATTGCTGACGCGCATGCCAAAGGAATACACATGGGAAGCACGATCATCGCAACTCAACAGCGTGGATACAGCAAAGTGTCCACCGCATTCCCCGCGTCATACGCGACCGGAGCAGGAGTCAGCACGGCTTCCACGACCAGGCCGGCAACGCAAGTTGTATACGACACGTTGTCCAACAACGAGTTGATCAGCCTGATCAAGTTCACGCCGTTCATGAGCGCGAACAGTGGTTCGTCAATTGGAGTTCGCTTGATTGGATGGAATGGATACACGCAGTCCGACGGTACGACTTTGTGGGTACCTAACGTCCTTGCTGATTTCACGCTGTTGTTCACGTCTGGATCAGTTCCGAGCGTAAGCATTGATGGAACGACATTCTATCTGTTCAGTGGAATTACCCAGAATGCTGCGACACCGACGGCAAATCTGTATTCCCCAAGGACAAATACCGCATCATTCGTCGAGCCATGCGCCGCTCTAATTGATGTTGCTGGAAGTCAAATTGTGACAGTTCAGACCAAGGAATCCGCCGGTACGGCAACCGGAGGAATCATGTGGGCACCAATCTAATCCATGCAGCGTTTCCCGCGATTCAACCGCCCAGGACTGCGTGGTAATGCGTCGTCTGCATTGCTTGGATATGTAGACGGCGACGGCTCCACGCTCACCCTCGACTTCACCACGGGCCAACTCGACCCGCGCCTGACGTTCACGCGGTCGAGCGATGCGACGTTCATCAACAGCAGCGGGCTGGTGCAATGGGCTGACGCGA